TGAACCATCATCATAAAGTGGATCACCACTATATTGGTCGTGCACATAATCTAAAGCAATACCGATTTGAGCTCCCTCAACTAATTCAATTTCAGGACCTCCAAAATCCACAGTAGCTCTTGCATCTGTAACTGTAATGTTTCCGTTAATAGAATAGGTGTTGTCAGACAACACAGCGTCTATTTCTCCTGCTGATAACTCCTCTGTTACTAAACTTAAATCATAATCTAAATAAACATCAGCGCCATTTTCATCAACAATATCATAACCGTCTATATAGTTACCATACATCAAGCGATTACCCATTATAGTTTGAGCTTGTGCTGTTCTGGGAACATTATCAAACAATCTCAATAATTGTTCTTCTGGAAGTGTAGTGTATATTTTTTTGTTTGTAAAAGTAATTGTTTGTTCTGTGTTATCTCCCCATCCTTCATTTACTTTATTAAACCTTTCAATAACATTTACACTTTGGCTTGTGCTAAATTTAAAAAGCACATCCAAATCTTTTACATTTCTTCCACCAGTATTAAAAGTTATATTTACACTATTAAAAATATTTCTCATCCCTTCATTGTCGAAGTTAGCGAAATCAATTTCAAAAGGACCTGGTGTAAATGCATACTCACTAAAAGGTGATAAAGCAGAATACTCTCCATCTTCATATTGCCATCTATACGCAAAACTTAAGAGTAGCTCTTCCATATAATTCTCACCTCCTCCGACTTGAAACTGCTCTATAACAGGTGCATTTAATGGTGGTGCTAAAATTACACCAATATCTTGCTCGGTCATTTGGTCAACCGTTGTGTTTGGATCAGGTTGAAGATATGTTCTTGTAACATTTATTTTTCTGGGAGGATTTAGATTGTCAGTAAAAAACAATAAATCACCAATCAAATCAATTCCATTTACTAAATAATCTTCATCAAAATTTAATATGGAGGTTGATATTAAGTGATAAAACAAAACAAATGTTCGAGTGTTGTATGAAACTAATAAATCAACTTTACCAGTTGATGAGTTTGGGTTGTTTTTATCATGAACAAACCAGTAAATAGTTTCGTTTGCACCGTCTTCATATGCACCTATGCACTTTGCTTCAGAACTTAAAGCTTGATCTAAAAAGGTTAATTGTACTAAGAGCTCGTTTCCTTTTGAGTTTTCTACGGCTCCTATTTCTGTTCCCTCTGTAGAACCTAAACGAACATTTAATGCATCAATGTATTCGCCTTGTGGAACAAGACGCTCATCAACACTTTTGTTCATGCGACCTTTTATGAAATTCTTTTGAACCTTAGGCATATTATTTTATCCATTTTGCTTGCCCTCTTAGATTCATTAATAATCGACCAGGGTGAATGTTACTTAATCTTAATTTGGCATTTCTTAATAAAGCAGCTTTTTCTTTTCTTGCTCTATTAATAATAAATTCTTGAACTCCAGCTTTGCTGTTTAATATTACATATTTTATATACGAATAGACAAACTCTTCAAATAATTTATTTACACTAATTTGTGATGTATCTCCCTGTTCCATACCATCAGAAACATATTCTAATACACACAATCTATTTGCCATGTGTGAGCTAAAGTTTATAACCCCTCCCTGCTTGTTTATTTTAAAAGTAGGGTTTTGATTGGCTGTTTCTGTATTCAAACCATATCTACCCCCAATAGGATATTCAAAATACCACAATCCATTGTAAAAATATCCTTCCTGTCCGTTATAAGGGCTGATATCGTTTAAATATATACTTTTTTTACCCCCTAGTATTCTTTGCATATCAATCGTTGAAGTGGAGGGTGTAAGGATATTTCCATTTTGGTCAAATAAAATATTTGCTTTATTGTCTTGCAAATATGCGTTTGCCCAGTTTGTTTGTATGTTTTCTGTTAAAGGATATAAACATCCATCTTTATACATAGATATTCTAACCCAGTTTACATAATCAGAAGGAAGTATATATCTTAATGTATCGCCAACTTCTAATTCTAATATTTTAATTTCTTTCAAAGAATCATAATTTAATTCTTGAATTGCTCTCTTAGCATGAAATAAAACATTATATCTTTCGACATTATTTATTAATTTGTCATTTCCAACATACATTGTCATAAAAGTATTGACTATATCTTCAAGTGACATATACTGGTAAGATCCCCAGTTCTCATTTTGAGGTGGGTTTCCGTTATTTTCATAATATTGATAATCGTTTAAAAATGCCATAATTATTGTCCTTCTTGTTTATTAGCTTCAACTTCTTCTGCTTTACCAAATTGCGCTACAGAAGCATCTCTTATTGAGACACCTGCGTATTGTAATATTTTATTTATCAAATTTGTTTCATCTGAAATAGGCAATTCAAAATCTTGATAATCTGATGCGCTTTCATCAAAAGATGGCTCGCCACCTGGTAGTTGTGCATAAGTCCAGTTTGGATTCTTTGGATATCTTATGTATTGTGTAATTACCTGGCCTGCTGTGTCTATATCATTTGGATATACTGTAATTGTATTTCCATATGTTGTTTCGTTTGCGCCACCCAGCACATAAGCTGGATAAGTATTTGACGGAGCTGCAAGTGGAGTATTTTGTAAATAAAATACTTTATTCTGTGAAACTCTTTCTATTTCTTTTATTGTATTGAAAGATGTGCTAACTATTGAGTATTGTAAACCTTGTGCCTCAAAAACATCATCAGTCAAAGTTAGTTCAGTATCGCTTACTATTTCAGAAACAAAAGCTGTTTTTCCAGTAACTAAATTACTTACTAAATTACCAACCTGAACGGTTGCTGTAAATAATGCATTGTTATCAAGTAGTTTATCAGTAGCAAAGTTAGTGGTCTGTCCTGATGTTTGCGTAGTATTATAAAAATTAATTTTATTAATTAAATAATAATCCTCAGGCAAATCAAAATTAGAATAACCTTTGGAAATTAAAGCTTTTGTACTTGAAAAGCTGTCTATTACTTCTTCTAATCCTTTTACAATATCGGCATAACCTGTACCTGATTGTCGTACTGTTTGCTTTATGTTCCAGGCATTATATTGATAAAAATAATCTTCAAATATATCTAACTGCGCTTGCTTTGCATATAAGTTAAAATCATTTGGCGTTATATATCCAAAATTATTCTTATTTGCAACTGAAAGAACTGTAGCTCTGACTGTGTTTATTAGTGATGTCATCCGTCATTTTTCTTTCTACAAAGATAAGAAAAAAAAGAAGGCCTCTTTTTTTTGAGGCCCTCCTGACTAATCTAATTTTGATTCCAATATCCTTAATACTTCTAGGCCTTCATCGCTTTGCAAGAAGGATGCTAAAATAAATAAAGGATCTTCACCATAAGGAACTGTTAGTAGTTTGTTTTTATTACCTTTTAAATTGTAATAAACATCTTTTTTATTTTTCAAAACTAAAAGTCCTTCGCTAAAGAATTTGGAACACTTATTTTGTAATGACAATAAAGGATCATTAATAGATTCCATAAACTCTCCTGGATATCTTTTGGCAAATAATCTTACATCTCTTTTTAATTCTGATGAAGTCATTTTATCAATATTTAATCCAATAACTACTCTTGCTATCGTTTCCAGCATTTCAATGTCTAAATCTTTAGCAAGAACTTGAGCTTCAAGCGCCAAATCCAACACATCAACTTCAGATGCAGCATCTTGTTCTTTATCTACTTCAACAAACTCTTTTCCGTTTGCTGGGTGATAAGCAAGAAACTCTTGAAGTATTTGATTTTGTTTTGGAACTCTTAAAAATCCATCTTCAAAAATAATAGGTTCTAATATTACATTTCCATCTTGCTCTTCTTCAAAAATACTTTTTTGATTTTTAGCATAACGAATTGCTCTATTAATCCCTGTTTTTTCGTCAAAATATAATAGTGATTTTCTCTTAGTATGTCGAGAAGGTATTGTGTAGCTCAAAGGAGCTTTGTCTTTGGTTAATTTGTAGACTTTGTCTACGAATGTCTTTTTACTTTTTTTCATTTGATTTAATTTAATATTTTAAAAAATATCTAGGGGTAGAGTGCAGGGCATCTACCCCCGATATTATAATCCTACTTCTTAGTTAGTAAAGATGAAGAAGTTGTTAGCACCTAGAGTACATAAAGCTCTTTCTGATATCC